GGACCCCGATAAAAAACTAGTGTCAGATTTTCGCAACATATGAAGCGCAAGCCAGATTTAGAAACTCCAGGGTATGACGAAGCTCGGACTCGCAAGGTTTTTGCGGAAGCTCAGATGGCTGAATTAGAGCTTGCAAAGATCAATGGCAAGCTTGTCGCAAGCGAGGATGTCTGCAAAGCATGGGAAGAAGTCTTAAGAAACATGAAAGCAAAGCTGCTTGGTATGCCGAGCAAGATTGCACCTATGGTATTAGGCGAAACATCAGTGGCGGCAGTCAAGACTCTGCTTGATAATGCAATCGAGGAATGTCTGCATGAGCTCAGCAATTACCAACCAACCATTGACGCAGCAAAGACCATCGGAGGGCCTGCAAAGGATTCTTCAGACGATCTCGGTGTTGAAGCCTCCGCCGAAGTTAAGCGTCGACCAGTGGGCAGACCAAGAAAGACGGCTCGACTCGCAGAGCTCTAGTGAGCCTGGGAGGTGGAATACCAGCAGGGCTGAATATCAACGTGGGATCATGCAGGCTTGCTCTGATCCTGCCATTCAGGAAATTGTTGTTATGGCTGGAGCTCAGCTTGGCAAGTCTGAGATTTTGCTAAACATCATTGGCTTTCATATTGACTATGATCCTTCGCCGATCTTGATGATGCAACCTACTGTCGAAATGGCACAGGCTTTTTCAAAAGACAGAGTTGCTGCTGGCTTGCTTAACTCGACACCATGCCTGAGAAACAAAGTTAGAGATCCTCGATCACGCGATGCAAACAACACGACTCAGCACAAAGTTTTTCCAGGTGGGGCTCTGAGCTTGGTTGGTGCAAATTCTCCAGCTGGCCTAGCATCGAGACCAATCAGGATTGTGCTTTGCGATGAGGTTGATCGTTACCCTCAGTCAGCTGGTTCAGAAGGTGATCCGGTCATGCTAGTAAAAAAGCGGACGGCAACCTTCTGGAATCGAAAACTTATCTTGACATCGACACCAACGAATCGCGGTGCTAGCAGGATTGAGTCAGCCTTCGAGGAGTCTGATCAGCGGTTTTTCTTTGTCCCCTGTCCACATTGCAAGCACTTTCAAACGCTTAAATGGTCAAACGTCAAATGGGAAAAACCAGAAGATGCTCGTTATTTTTGTGAGCAGTGCGGCACTGGTTGGGATGATGGGGATCGTGCAAAAGCTATTCGAGCTGGTAAATGGGAAGCATCTAAGCCATTTAACGGGATTGCTGGTTTTCATTTGAATGCTTTATGTTCACCTTGGACCCCATTACGCGATGGTGTAAGAGATTTTCTCGAAGCTAAAAAGTCACCAGAAACCTTGCGAGTTTGGGTCAATACCTACCTTGGCGAAACCTGGGAAGATCAAGGAGAGCAAGTCGATGACTATGAGCTGTTTACGAGGCGCGAAACCTGGGGCGATGTTTTGCCGAAGGAATGCTTGCTTTTGACTGCCGGCATTGACGTGCAAGATGACAGGCTTGAAGTCGAAGTAGTCGGATGGGGCAAGGATGAGGAAAGCTGGTCTGTTGACTATCGAACGATTTATGGAGATCCCTCCAGTCCTGGCGTATGGAATGACTTGGACCAGTTGCTGATTGGTAGGTATGAGCACGAGCATGGCGAAATGAGTGTCAGATCTGCTTGCGTTGACTCTGGAGGTCATCACACAGCAGCGGTCTACAAGTTTGCAAAGACTAGGGAAGGTCGACGGATTTATGCAATCAAGGGTGTAGGTGGTGAGGGCAAACCTATAGTTGGAAAGCCAAGCACAAACAACAATCAGCGCGTCAAGCTTTTTCCTGTTGGCGTTGATACGGTAAAGCGAACCCTAATGAGCAGATTTAGAATCAAAGAGCCTGGGCCTGGGTATTGTCACTTTCCAGAAGATCGATCAGATGAATACTTTAGGCAGCTCACTGCTGAAAAGCTTGTTACCAAGTATCACAAGGGATTCCCCAGGCAGGAATTTGTGAAGGTGAGAACTCGAAACGAAGCACTTGATTGCAGAGTCTATGCAATGGCAGCACTGGCTGTATTGAATGCAAACCTGACAACAATGCATAATGCGATGATGCAAAGACAATCAATCCCTGTCGAGCAAAAGTCTGCAAAACCTGTTTTTGTGAAAAAACCTTCGTCGTTTGTCAACAGTTGGCGTTAAAATGCGATGAATTGGGGGCAGCATGGCAAACCTGTTTAACGCGGCAGACGCTCCGACCATTGAACCTGACAAGATTGTTGTCGGTGATTTTATTCAGTGGAAGCGAACTGACTTAGGCGCGGACTATCCGAATACTTTGTATACAGCAACATATGTTGCAAGGATCACGGGCGGTGGCAGCACTGAGATTCAGCTAGTTGGCACTGCAAGCGGCAGCGATTATCTTTTTAGTGTTAGCTCAGCAACTTCTGCCGGTTTTACTGCTGGCTTGTACCATTGGCAGCTAGAGATCCTGCAAAACAGCTCAAACAATCGTATTGTTGTTGATCGAGGTTATTTTGAGGCTGTTGTCGATCTTGACATCAACGGATCAGATCCTCGGACTCATGCAGAAATCATGCTCGACAAAATCGAGTCACTGCTTGAGGGCAAGGCTGATGCTGATGTTGCAAACTATTCGATAGCAGGCAGGAGCCTGACAAAACTCTCTCCGCGAGAGCTAATCGATTGGCGTGATTATTATCGTCGTGAGGTTCAGAAAGAAAAGAACCTTGAAAGAATCAGACGAGGTCAATCGACTGGCATGACGGTCAAAGCGAGGTTCACGGGTACATGAAGATCCTTGATTTTTTCCGTCGCAAACCTGAGAAAAGGTCTAAGTCTTTCTTTCGAAACTATGTTGGTGCAGCTGGCGGTCGTCTGTTTTCTGACTTCGTCGCAACGAATCAATCGCAAGATTCAGCACTGCAATATTCCTTGCCTAAGCTTCGCAATCGCTCAAGAGACCTGGAAAGAAACAATGAATATGCTCGCAAGTATCTGAACCTATTGCAAACCAATGTAATCGGTGATCAGGGCTTTAATCTACAAGTCAAAGCTCGCACAACAAATGGCACTTTGGACGGTCCTGGCAATACGATGATTGAGAATGCTTGGGCTAGATGGTCGCGTGTTGGCAATTGCACTGTCGATGGCAAGATGAGCTTTCTTGATTGTCAGAGACTTGCAATGCGAATGCTGGCTAGAGATGGCGAGGTTTTCGTTCAGCTTTTGAATGGCAATCCTTATCAAGATGGTTTTGCGATCAAAATGCTTGAGGCTGACTGGGTCGATGATCAAAAGAACGAGACGCTGCAAAACGGCAATCAAATTCGAATGGGCATTGAGATTAACGAGGCAGGGCAGACGGTTGCTTATTGGGTCTTGTCTCAGCATCCAGGCGACACAAATTTCAGGCAACTAGGGCAGTCAAAAAAGCATGTCAGGGTTCCGGCAGACCGAATGATGCATGTCTATATGCCTAACCGGATCAGCAATCGTGGTGAACCTTGGATGGCTGCTGTCATCGACTCGCTAAAGATGCTACGAGGCTATCGCGAAGCTGAACTCGTTGCTGCTCGTGTTGCTGCAAGCAAGATGGGCGTGATCACGACTCCTTCTGGGGATGAATACACGGGCGACGCAACAGAAAACTCGCATACGCCTCTGATGAATGCCGATCCTGGTACGTTTCACCAGCTGCCTGCCGGATGGGACATCAAGATGTTTGATCCGACGCATCCAACAACTGCATTTGCTGATTTCGAGAAAGCTGTTCTTCGAGGTATTGCTAGCGGTTTGAATGTGGCCTATACATCACTTAGCAACGATTTGGAAGCAACAAGCTATTCATCTATCAGAGCTGGAACGCTAGAGGACCGAGACAATTATCGCGTCTTGCAGCAATTTATGATCGAGCACTTTGTTGATCCGATCTTTAGGCAATGGCTTGCATCAGCGATGCTCAATCAGTCGTTTCCACTTCCACCAACGAGGTTTGATAAGTTTGCTGATGCTGCAAGTTGGCGCGGTCGTGGCTGGAACTGGGTTGATCCTCTCAAAGAAATCAATGCAGCTGTCATCGGTCTTAACAATGGCATTCTGTCGATGCAGGATGTTGCGGCGCAATACGGTCGGGATGTTGAGGAAACCTTCTCAGCTATTCAGCGCGACAAAGAGCTTGCAAACAGTTACGGTTTACAAATGGCCTTTGAACCCTTTGGGACAAAGATGCCTGCTCCAGTAGTGGTGGATGATGGCAATACCGAATGAAGAAATGGTGGAAGAGGCGAGACGCGGATTGGCCTGGAGGCGGGAATTCGGACGTGGTGGGACTCCTGTTGGGATTGCTCGCGCTCGTGACA